CATCGGATCGGGCTGGGTGTCTTGCCAACTGTAGCCGCCGCTGCTACGGTGGCAAGGCCTGACACTGGCTATGACCTACCAAGACTTCCTAGATCAGAAGACGCACGAGGGAGCGGCGCACGGCTTTGAGCCTGTGTTCATGCCGCCGCAGTTGTTTGATTTTCAGCAGTCCCTGGTTGACTGGGCGGTCCGCAAGGGTCGCGCAGCCATCTTTGCGGACTGCGGACTGGGCAAGACCGCCATGCAGCTCACATGGGCTGAAAACGTGGCGCAGTACACCGGCAAGCCGGTTTTGATCCTGACGCCATTGGCAGTCGCTGCGCAGACCATCCGCGAGGGTGAAAAGTTCGGCATCGAATGTCACCGCTCCAGCGATGGCACGGTGCCGGGTCGAATTGTCATCACCAATTACGACAAACTGCACCTGTTCAACTCTGTTGATTTTGGCGCTGTTGTTTGTGATGAGTCGAGCATCCTGAAGTCCTTCAACGGCTCTACAAGGAAGGCGATCACTCGCTTTATGGCAAAGATGCCGTACCGGTTGCTTTGCACCGCAACTGCAGCGCCGAACGACTACACCGAGCTTGGCAACTCATCCGAAGCGCTTGGGGAATTGAGCTACAGCGACATGCTGCGCCGGTTCTTTGCTCAGCTTGACGACAAGGGCCAGAAGCGCGAGGAACGGCTACAGCAGTCGGCGGAAGCAATGATCAACGCCAATGCCAACTACTACAAGAAGCTGGCATTTAGGGTGTCGCAGACCATTGGTCAGTGGCGCCTGAAGCATCATGCCCGTGATCACTTTTGGCGCTGGGTTGCCAGCTGGGCCAGGGCTTGCCGGATGCCGTCTGATCTTGGGTTTGCCAATGACGGTTTTTTGCTGCCGTCACTGGTGGAGCGTGATCACATCATTTCTCCGTCCAGCCCCCCAGAGGGGATGCTGTTTTCGATGCCGGCCTTCGGACTGGCAGAGGAGCGCGAGGAGCGCAAGCGCACCATTCAGGAGCGTTGCGAGTTTGCCGCCCAACTGGTGGATCATGATCAACCTGCCGTGATCTGGTGCCACACCAATGCCGAAGGCGACCTTCTGGAGCAGCTCATCCCAGACGCAGCGCAGGTTGCAGGTCGAACGCCCGATGACCGAAAAGTGGAGCTGTACGAAGCCTTTGGCGATGGTCGTCAGCGAGTGCTGGTGATCAAACCAAAGATCGGCGCCTGGGGATTGAACTGGCAGCACTGCGCTCATGTGGTGACGTTTGCCAGTCACAGTTATGAGCAGCACTATCAGTCAGTCCGCCGCTGCTGGCGGTTTGGCCAAAAGCATCCGGTCGTTGTGGATGTGATCGCCACCGAAGGCGAAGCCAGAGTGCTGACCAACATGCGAAGCAAATCTGAGCGTGCGTCTGCCATGTTTGAAGAGCTGGTGGCGCAGATGAACAATGCCACCAAGATCGAGCGCTCCAACCTTTACACCACTACTCCGGCACTTCCCAAATGGCTGTAAAAGATCAGATCATCACCAATGATTTTGCCATCTACAACGGCGACTGCATTGAAGTGATGCAGCAACTGCCTGATGCGTCTGTGCATCTCACTGTTTATTCGCCGCCGTTCGCTGGCCTGTATCAATACAGCAGCGACGAACGCGACATGTCCAACTGCCTCAACTATGACGAGTTCTTCCAGCACTATGGCTTCTGCCTTGACGAGATCGAGCGGGTGACGATGCCTGGCAGGATTTCGGCAGTGCATTGCATGGACATCCCGCTCAGCAATGCTGGCTGCGATGCCATGTTTGATCTTCCCGGTCGCATCATCCGTGAACACGAGGCCCGAGGATTTGTCTATGGCGGTCGGCGTGTGATCTGGAAGGAGCCTTTAATGGTTCGCAACCGCACCATGATGAAGAGCTTGCATCACAAGACGCTGTGCGAGGACTCCACGCGCAACAGCATCGCAAACGCTGATTACCTGCTGATGTTTCGCCGCAAGGGCGAAAATCCTGTGCCAGTTGTGCATGAGACCGGCTTGATGCATTACAGCGGTGAGCGGTCGATTCCATCTGATTTGCTTGGATTCAGAGGGATGAAGGGCGATCAGAAAAAGAACCAGTACAGCCAATGGATTTGGCGTCAATACGCTTCAAGCGTGTGGGATGACATCAGGATTGACAACGTTCTTCAGTTTCGATCAGCAAAGGACGCGGAAGACGAGAAGCACGTGCATCCTCTGCAGTTGGACGTGATTGATCGAGCGGTGGTGATGTGGAGCAATCCTGGCGAGACGGTACTGACCCCATTCATGGGTGTCGGCAGCGAGGTCTATGGCGCGGTACAGGCTGGCAGGCGCGGCATTGGAATCGAGCTGAAGCCCAGCTATTACCGGCAGGCAGTGCGGAACCTAGAGCTGGCTGGCAACGCTGAGGCAAACACCGATCAGACGGAGCTGGCGCTGTGAACCTCCATCCCACCATCCACGCCCTCCGAGCCAATGGCCACCGAGACACGGCGATCCTTGATCTGTTGCACCTGAAGGAGCTGCATGAACTGCCGGTGCGGTTGCGGGTTGGTTACTTGCAAGAGTTGTGGCAATGCAGCCAGCCGCAGGTGAGTCGGCGCATGGCTGCAGTCGGTGAGCTGGGCTGCTGCCGCGTCGAGAATTGCTGGGGCCGATACCGGTTGTCCATTGAGGCACCGTTACCAGTGCCGGAGCGCATCAGCCGGCTGCAGTCCAGCCGCCAGCGGTGGGCAGCACTGCAGCAGCAATGGCGGGAGGCACAGTCATGAACCTCCGCCCCTACCAGCAACAGCTGATCACCGACATCCGCCTCCAGTACCAGCTAGGGCGCCGCAGCGTCCTGGCGGTGCTTAGCACCGGCGGCGGCAAGACGGTGTGCTTCAGCCACATCGCCCAATCCGCCGCCCGCAAAGGCAACCGCACGTGCATCCTTGTCCACCGGCAGGAGCTGCTGGATCAGGCCAGCCGCAGCCTCAGCGGCATGGGTGTCACGCATGGTTGCATCCGTGCAGGCCGGAGCATGGACCTGAGCCATGCGGTGCAGGTGGCCAGCGTGCAGACCTTGGCCCGCAGGCTGCACAAGCTGCCTCGGGACTTCTTCCAGCTGATCGTGGTCGATGAGGCGCACCACAGCAACGCAGGAACGTGGGCGCAGGTGATCGAGCACTTCCGATCCGCACACCTGCTGGGTGTTACTGCAACTCCATGCCGTGGCGATGGCCGCGGCCTTGGTGAGTGGTATCAGGCGATGGTGGAGGGTCCATCGGCTGCATGGCTGACGGACAATGGCTTCCTGGCGCGTGCACGGGTGCTGGCACCGCCGGGATTCGACACCGCCGGGATCCGGAAGCGGATGGGCGACTTCGACACCCGTGAAGCGGAGCAACGTGTCGGCACGATCATGGGCGACTGCCTAAGCCATTACCGCAAGCACCTGAGCGGTCAGACGGCGATCGCGTTCTGCTGCTCAGTGGCCCATGCCGAGGCCGTGGCGGCACTGTTCATGGGTGCTGGCATCCCAGCCGCCAGCATTGATGGGACGATGGATGGCGCCACAAGGCGCGACCTGCTGCAGGCCCTCGGCACCGGCAGGATCAAGGTGCTCACCAGTTGCGCCTTGATCGGTGAAGGCGTTGACGTGCCCTCGGTCGGCGGCTGCATCCTGCTGCGGCCAACCCAAAGCGTGAGCCTGCACCTGCAGATGATCGGTCGGTGCCTGAGGCCATCACCCGGCAAGGCGGCAGTCATCCTCGACCACGTGGGCAACACCTTGCGGCTCGGGCACCACCTGGAGCCCCGTGAGTGGACGCTGGAGGGGATCGCCAAGCGTGACCGTGAGAAGGCGCCATCGGTCAAGGTGTGCCCGCAGTGCTTCGCCGCCATGGCCAGCCAGGCGCGGCAGTGCTTGGAGTGCGGCCATCAGTTTGCGCCCGAGGTGCGGGAGCTGCAGCAGGTGGAGGGCGAGCTGGTGGAAATGGACATAAACATACAAAAATACGAAATAGGCCAAATTGTTGATTATTTTGCCATGAACTGTAAATGGCAGCATAGTTACACTATTGTACAAAAGCTAGGCAACAATGAATACAAAATTAAAAAATGGAACCAACACACTCCATATGTAGTTCACGCAATGCATTTAAGAAATCCTTCAGAAAGGAGCGAAGGGGATCGCCAGCGCCGTGAGCAAGGCACCGCCCAAACCCTCGACGACCTCCGCCAGCTAGCGCAGCAGCGCGGCTACAAGCGCGGCTGGGCTGAGCGGGTGTATCAGGCCAGGCTGGCGAAGAGGCATGGGCTATGACCCTGCGGATGATTGACACCTTCAGCGGCATCGGCGGATTCTCGCTGGCTGCTCGCTGGCTTGGTGGGATCGAGACGGTGCAGTTCGTGGAACGCGATCTGTACTGCCAGCGCATCCTGCGCAAACATTGGCCCGACGTACCGATTCACGATGACATCTGCACCTTCAAGCCAAGACACGGATCAGCTGACATTGTTTGCGGCGGTTTCCCCTGCCAGGACATCAGCACGGCGGGCAAACGTATGGGCATTCAGCTCGGCACCCGTTCCGGCCTGTTTTACGAACTGCTCAGAGTGGTTCGCGAAGTGGGAGCCAAGTACCTCGTCATGGAGAACGTCGCAGGCATCCGCTCTGACGGATTGGCAACAGTTCTCGGAGAGCTGGCCGGTGATGGGCGTGCTTGCGAATGGGCATGCGTATCAGCTGCCGATCTTGGAGCTTGGCACGTTCGCAATCGCTGGTGGGCTGTTTCCTACCCCGACAGCTACCGAATGGAAGGGAGCGCCGAAAAACCGATTCATTGGCAGCCAGCATTGGCGCGGGTCCAGAACCTCAGAGAGTTTGAGGCGTTGCGAGACGGACCCCCCGCTGGTACACCCAAGCTATGCAGAGGCTCTGATGGGATACCCGACGGGATGGACCGATTGAAGGCTTTGGGCAATGCGGTGGTGCCGCAGGTAGCAGCCATACCATTGGCCCGAGTTCTGGATCTTGAATGCCAAGCCGCATCATCTTTAGACATCCTTGGCGAGATGCTTGAGTGCAGGTATGTCTGAACAACAAATCCAGCAACACATCCGCCTGGCGTTGAGCCGCGGCCCGGTGCGCCTGTACCGCAACAACACCGGCACGCTGCGGGATCAGCATGGCCGTCCGGTGAGCTTCGGTCTGTGCAAGGGCAGCGCCGACCTGATCGGCTGGACAACGCGCACGATCACGCCGGACATGGTTGGTCAGCAGGTGGCGGTGTTCACCAGCATCGAAGTCAAGACCGCAACCGGCAGGCTCCGGCCCGAACAGCGGCAATGGCTGGAGGCGGTGCAGGTCGCTGGTGGCATTGCTGGTGTTGCGCGCTCGGTTGATGATGCAAGCGTACTGGTTATGGATGAAACGCCAGTCGCTGCAATGGATCTGCCCCGGTAGTACATCCGCTCACCCCTGTTTGTGACGGTATGTAACGCATGGCAGTGTGACACCTGTGGAAACCAACTTTTCCGCAGGTTCACGGTGATACATTCCTCCAGATCCCAGTCATTGCAATGTATTTGAGCGGTAGTACGCCTGCATTGTCCGGCGCTGTTTGGTATCAAAGCGCTACCAATTTCAAGGTGCCTTGTGCCAGTTGAGGCCCGACACGTGTGCAGCGAGTGTGCCACTTGCTGCTTATGGTGACACTTATTGATTGGCACACGCCTGCCAAAACCCCAGTCACTGCAAGGGATCTGGCCGTTTCTGATACGCGTGTATCAGTTGGGGGCGTGTGCTACGTGGTGACGATGTGGTGCACACTGATGGGGCACCACGCACCACACGTCATGACCGTCACCCAATCCGAGATCGCTGCCCTGATCGAAAACGATCGAGAGGAGGCCCACGAGAACGCCTGCGAGGCGTACCACGCCATCGAGGCGTTGCAACGCACGGCCACATGGATGGAGCTGCCGCTCTCAGCACGGCGCCAGCTGTCAGCAGCACACGCCGCGCTCGGGATGCTGGCCGACGCACTGGTAGGGGGGTGATCCCCTCCACTGATCCCCACCACCGCCACACACGCCGCCATGGAACACGCCACCCCCGCCACCGACACCGACGCCCTGCTGGCCGAGGTGGACGCCCTGCTGGAGCAGGCCACCGCCACCGATGCACGGGTGGACGCCCTGCTGAACGGGTGGACGCCACGCTCCACCACGTCGGCCCTGCGGCGGCTCCAGCGCACTGCCCGGCACGCAGCCCGGCTGTCGGCCCTGGTGGAGCGCCAGCAGGCCGCCCTGGCCGCCCAGCTTGACGCCATCGAGGCGCCGTGAGCGCCCCCTGTGTGCCCCTGCAGCACGCCCCACGGGCCCGGCCCGTGTGTCACACCGTCACCACCCACGGGACGCCTCACAGGCCCGCCTGTGCGCCACTCCGTCACATCACCTGAGCACGCATGCCTGACTCTTCCGCCGCCCGCACGGCCCGTTACCGCGCTCGCTTGCGTGGCCTGCCTGATCCCGATGCACCACGCCCATGCCCCGCCTGCGCCCGGCTGGTGCGATCCAAGCGCACGGCGCCGCTCTGCTCCCACTGCTGGAAGCGATCTCCTGAAGGACGCGAGCAGAACCGGCAGCGGATGGCGGCAGCACGAGCCAGGCGCCAGACTGCAATCAATAGAGCTCAGGCCTCTGCTCGTCCCTGAGGCGCCGCACGCCTGAGCCATCTCTACGCTGGCCTCAGCAACACCTCCGTGCCCGTCGGGCCGGACCAGAGCGGAGGTCGCTCTTCACGCAGTGCATCACACCAGCCCCGGCACCCCCGGGGCTTTCTGCTGCCCATGAAAAAAGCGGGCCGTCCCCAGCCCGCCCGGTCTCCCACTGCATGAGCGATCCAGCTCACGCGCACAGGGTACGACACGGCTCGCAACGATCGCCGCGGCCTGGTTGCGCTCATGACTACCGAACGGCTAAGATGATGCCATGCGGCCACGCGCCGCGCTGCTACCCCCCCTGCATGACACCACTACCAGCGCCAGACGCCACCGACCCGCGCGCCTGGTTCGAGGCTCAGGGCGCTTTCGCCGCCGACCTCGCAGCATTCCAAGCCACCAACCCCATGACCCCCAGCTACGTCATGGAGGACGTACTGAGGGCCGCAGCCCCGGCCTTCAAGCTGGGCTTCGCCTACTCCATACAGTGGGTACAGGACGACGTGGCCCACGTCCGCCTGATGCACCGCTCCGGGTGGGACCTGGTGAGCGTGGCTGTCTCCGCTGTCGGCCTATGGGAGTCCCTGGCCGACCTGCTGGGCATCACCCCTGGCCAGCCGGCTTCCGCCTTCTCCACCCTGGCGGAGCCCACCCCAGCCGCCGCACCAGAACCGGTCGCCGCTGCCCCGGAGCCCACGCCCACACCAGCCCCCGCGCCCGACCCTGACGAATTCGCAGACGCCGACCTGATGGGCGAGGGCACGCCCGATACGCCGGTACTGCCCGAAGATCGGGAGCCACTGAGCGAGGCCGATCGGGAGACCTGCCTGGCGATGATCCGCGCGGCGACGTCCGAGCAACGGAAACAGTTCAACATTGCGTTTCGGTCGCACTTCAACATCGACAAAAGCCAGCGGACGATTGCGCCGCACATCGTGCAGGTGCAACACCAGAAATTCATCCAGACATTCCTTGATGAGCTGGAGCTGGCGGAGGTGGCTGCATGAGCAAGACGCCACGCAGCTACGGCCGCCGCCCTGCGACTGTCAAGCGGAACTACCTGCAGGTCTGCGTCAGGGATGACGTATGGGCTGCGGTGCAGCAGCTGCGTGCCCAGCACAACCTCTCAATCTCCGGCGCCGCCCATCACCTGATGCGCCTCGGCGCCGGCCTGCCCCCTCTACCCCTACCTCCTGATTCTCGTGACTGATTCAATCCCCCTGACTAAAAAAATCAATTATTCACCGCGCGGCACTGCTCGATACTGCTACCTAACCAAAGCCAGAGAGCAGCTTGACAAATCCAAGCTTTGGGCTTACAGCTGCCAGCTTGTGTTTCCCGCCGCGGATCCCAGGATCCTAAAGCTTGCCGAAGAACTTGAGCAGGCCATGAATGATTGCCATGGGAAAACACAACCGCGCGCCGAAAAAGGCATGCCTCTGCGCCTTGATCCAAAAGATCCATCCATTTATGTGTTGCGATTTAAAGCGTTAAGGTTCACCAACGACGACGGAAGTTTTTCGCCTGGCCCCAAGATCATAGATTCGCTTAAGCAGCCATGGAACGGGCAAGACATTGGCAACGGTTCTGAGTTGATCGTTGCTTACAAGATCCGTCCTTTTAATAACGAAGGCGTAGGACTCACCCTTATCCCTACTGCCGTTCAAGTTATCAAGTTCGCGCCTTACGTCGCAGACGATGGAGCCGACGGATTCGAGGAACAGGCCGACGGATATGCAGTCCAGCCGTTTGCCGAAGAATTCGCAGATGAGTTTGAGTGATGGAATACCGATTCAAGATTCCCAGCGGTCCTTGCTCTAGGTTCGGGAAGACTTACAGCTTTGGGATTGAGCCTTGCAAACTCAATTCCAAGGGGCAATTAGTAAAAGCCGGGGCCGCTGTGGTTCGCATTGTTATTTATGTGAATATTGCCGAATCGCGTGATTGGGCTGCGCAGGCTGCTGATGACATCTGCCGTCGTCTCAATAAAGGGCGGATCTACGCGGGGCCAAAGACACTCAGGGCAACCCGCCCGTTTTACCCCGGCGAGCACTTCCGATGAATTCCCCCGCACTCACCACCCATCTCACCACCGCCCGCGCTGCGCTCATCGAAGCGCGGCGCCTGGCGCTGGCTGATGCGGCTGATGCCACGTATCAGCTGGCGCAGGGACGGTTCACGCCGCTCTCTGAAGCCAGCGCCACCGTAGCCCGCATCGACGATCTGATCCACCTCACCTCCCGTCTGCTTCAGTCCCATGGCACTCAAGGATTTTTCGCTCCCGAAGCGTGACCACACCCGCACCGACTCCTACCGGCTGGTGCAGAGCAGCAGCTACCGCGCGATCTTTCGGATGCTATGCCTGCTGGTGTTCTTCCAGCTGCTCAATATTGCGTTGCTGATTGCGATGGCGCACGAAGGCGTCCAAAGCGCCAGCGACGCCCAGGCCCGCGCTAACGACATGGCCGCCGCAATCCAATGGCACCTCTTGAGGGCAGCGCAATGATCCAACTCACCGATTCCACCCGCGCCGCCATGGCGCGCATTGCCGAAGCACCACCCACCAGTGAACAACACCGAACAATGAGCAACGACTAC